GCTTAACCAGATTTCTGCATGACGCAGTCCCTAGGCGCTGTGGTCTAACACCACAGAGTCGGAAAGCAGAAAACCTTTCACGACTGCCCCCGCGGCAGCCATGGAAGGGCGAGCAGGGCCCACTACACTCAGCTACCAAAAGAGCGAGTGCTATGCTTCAAGGAAAGCCATCCGCAAACGACAATCCCGCCCTGCAGGGCAGAAGGGCCCTATCTGAAAGACAGGGCCACAAACAAACAATCAGCAAACGAATTAACGACGCCCGCTGCCCCCAGCAGCGAGACGTCGTCCAAAAGACATGTTCCTAGCAGCGGAGGCAAACCCAGCCCCCAAATTCACACCAGCCTGAGTCCAATTACCCATGGCGATGTTGCCAGCCGCTTGCGCAGCAGCTGGGATGATATCAGCGGCAATGCCGCGAGGAACATAACCCCTGGCGATGTTGGAACTAACAGCGCCTGCAACAGTGGTAACAGCAGAAACAAGAGACGGGACGGTGGGCGTCAAGCTCTTCACGCTCATGGAGTTAAGCATCTTATCTTCACCCGACGAAGTCATCTTCATGGGGGTATGATTAAACGCCGCTCCGAGCGTGTTGGGGTTGAAGCGAACACCGTCTTGGCGATGAAACTCAAACCGCAGATCGCACGAATTCGGATTAGCAGGAATACAGAAAACCAAAGTCCGCATAGGCGGGATGCCAGCCAGCCAATTGCTTGGCGGGGCGGCAACCGTGAACGCAGAATAAGGATAGGTGGAACCTGTAGATGCAACCTGAGAAAACAGGTTGTAAATGTCAGAAGCCACACAGTTCGTGTTATCGCTGCTATTAGAAAAGGTGACAAACTCGTAGTACTGGTTAAAGGCCGTGTACGAAGCAGGAACAGAAACAAACTCAACCGGCTCGAACAGGTCCATCAACGGCATCTCAAAAGTGTCAAGCCCATCACTCAAAGCTGAGGGAAGGGCAACGCCACTCGCAAAACCCGGATTCCCACCGGCGGCGGCGGGCCAGTTAATTGTCCCACCGAATGGCAGGGGACCATCAAACGAATTCACTCTCAGCAGACCCGAGGTGTTAGTGGCTGAGCCGATCGATGATACTGTACATGACATTCGCAATGGCCTCATAGCCAAAATGCTACTAGTATTCCCGGTGTTAGTCCCAGGCGCCTGGAGGGTAGAAAAGAAACCTTGCCTAAAAATGCCAACGACACCACCAGGATTGGTAACAGACCACGTCATGTACGACATACCTGAAGGAGACCACGCAAAGATAACATACTGGTCTGCAGCACTGAAGGACGGGATGGTGACCCGATCAACAGAGTTCAAACAACAGAAATTACCAAAAGTGGTTCGCAGAGCAGGCGGCGTCATATGGACGCGTGCTGACCAAAAGGCGTCGATTTCAGTGTGAGACATGGTATCAGCGGCTTTGCCAATTAAAGCACGAGTCGCTCTCCTCTTCCCTCCCTTCGTCTTTCCGCCCAACCGCTTGGGCGGATTCGCAACTTTGGCAGCCAAAGCATTAAGCTTTGAATTGGTAGCGGCAAGCTGCCTTGCCGTGGCGGTAATATCAGAAGCCCTCGTCTTCCCCATGAGGACTAAAACGTGCACCCGCAACAATTAATTCGTAACCGTTGCCCCGCCCGCCACCCCGGCGCACGAACAACTAGCAATCAATCAAACTCGATGTACCGGTAAGCAAGGGACCTCAAAAGGTCGGGACTCTCACACAGCTTTTCGTACTGGAGAGCAGCGGCATCAGGGTCCTGTGCCAAAGCCGTGAGGCAGGCAACAAAGCCCTCAACATCGCTGACTGACCTCGCAGCGTAACGCAGGCCGCAATACTGATCGCGGGAGATCTTCTTGCCCTTGTAGCAAATCTTAGCGAGTGATTTCAGCATTCCGCCAAAGCGCGCGACCACATGGCCATCCTCAACCCCAAACTCGTGGCTGCAGAAATTTGCAACCCCATGCACGGGATCTCGAATGGTGTGGCCCCACAAGGCACAACGCCTAACGTACTCGTCCATATCAGCTACAGGAGGGCCGACATAATCGTCTCCAGCAGACAAGTGGGAGACCCACTCGTTGCGAGCGAAAAAGTCCAAAAGACTCCTGCATGCACTATTCGTTGACGAAGTGGAAAAGATTCCCGAGCACATAACCATGCGCTCAGTTGTCTCGACCACATACGTCCCCACACAGTACACCTTCAGAGTGAGGCAAAGACCGACGTTTGCGATGCCGTTCACGAAATGTGACCAACCCATAAACTCCGGCCACTGCACGCGCGTGGCACGCCGGTAAGAATCAACAAAGAAGTAGAACCAGACAAAGGTCCAGTCCCACCCCTTGGCATCGGCGGTGAAAGTCTGCTGCCCATCGAACAGGTGGGGCTTAAGCTCGCGCAAGCGGTCCAGGCCCTGGGGATGAAACCCCATTCCGGGGCCGCTGCAAAGGTGCGAGGCGCTGTTCGAATGCCTGCCGTAAACTCGGCCGTCCTGATGACAGCGAATTTCTTCCTTGTTTTGAGCTCGGTGGTAGCACCACACCGTCAGCAAATCAATTGAGTCCTGAATGAGAATGGACCTCATCCTGGGGTGTCGCAACCGCTTGCCGTCAGTGCCGTACACTTTGTTTGCCTTGTGCGGCTCGTCCTTGATCTTCGTAATGACGGGACTCCTCAAGCCAAAATGGCAAAGGTCCCATGCTGACATGCACATGACAAACCTGGGGTCAACAACGGCCAGCAAAACAATGCGCTCCATAGCGGCTCCCACAACCTCGTTCCACAACCCCAGGGTTCGTAGCTCCTCCTTGGTGTGTGCACCAAACATAGCAGCATAGAAACCTGGATGCGACGCCTTGTGAAAGCTGGCAAGGGCTTTGGAAAATGTTTCAAAATGGCGGCTCTGAGTGGCATCCCACTCGGAGCCGCGCCGAAAATGACTCAAAAATTCCACAACCAATCCCACGCGGCAAAGTGCCACGTCATCGCCACGGTAGCGCGAATGCTTCGCCGCAAAATCGCTGTTTACTCCAAACTCAGGCGTGTGCTCAAAACTCGAATAGTCGGGGTGCCTTTGGGGCTTGTCCCACCCCCGGGGGATGGGATAGCGCCTAACCCAATCGTCCAGCATGTCGAAATCTGGGATCTCAGGGTGAACGTTCACCTTGTTCTCTAGGTTAGCGTGAAAAGAATGCTCCATGTCACTCAAACGCTTTCCGGGAGGCACGTAACCGCTCACATCAAAGCCATGCTGGCGACAGACGTCAGCAAGCTCTGGAGACACACTGGCCGACTTGGATGTCGGACAAAGCGATTTGTCGCCAGAAATGCGACCAACCACTTCAAGGAAACCCTTCTCATCAAACTTTTCGCCCGCCTGTGGGCCTTCCTCAGGACCATGGGCGTTCTCTTGGGCGTCACGGAGATACTCACGAACATGATGAGTCACCTTGTTAAGGTTCTTCATCTTGCACCGGTAAAAATCGACCTCGTCGTAAGCTCTTCGAGCATCTATCGTCTCACCCACCAAAACCTCACCGCTTGGCCCCTCCTCAATGCGTGGAACAAACCAACTTTTGGTCGGCTTGTGATCCAGGCCGCCAGCAAGCTCTTCGAAGTAGCTCCGAACAACATCGTGACGGCCAGGATTCCACGCGGAAAACTCTTCATCGAAACTCAAACCAAGGTCGAGCACATCGTGCTCTACACGCTGGCGCAGCTTAAAAATGTGATCATCGAGGGGGCTGGA